TGCTCGCCGGGGAATAACTTTTCATAAAGTTCAGATAGTTTAGGGAATTTCCCCGGCTTGCCGTTTTCTTTTAATGCTCCTACAAACTTAATGGTTTTCATCATAGTATCAATGCGTTTTCCCTTGAAAAGTGCATCTTCTACGTTTTTACTCTCATAATACTCCTTTCCCATTAAACGGAGAATCATGGCTTTTATTATGGACGTATCAAAGTATATGTTATGACCTATCAGCAAACGAGCCTTTAAACAGTCCTCTATAAATTCGCCTATAATATCTGCGAATCTTACGCCATTTTCTAAAGCTTGAAGCTGAGTAATACCATGTATTGCGATTGATTCTTCCGGAATATCCCAAAATTCAGGATATATAATAAAGCTTCTTTCTTTGCCATTAATTACCCATGCAATCTGCACAATATTAGGGAATGTTTCAAAATCTTCATCCCATTTAGCCCCCTTTGAGGGAATGCCAGTAGTTTCTACATCATAGAAACAAATATTATCTAATACGTTCTTATTCATAAAATAACTCCTTTTGTTGTTCTATATTAATTGTCTTTTTTACATATTCCGCATGCGCCACCCACACACAGCCACATTTAAGGCATTTCAACTGGCTAAACCCGTGGGGCGTGTATTTATATCGTATAATACGCCAACTTTTTAACGGGTAACATTTACGGTGTTTATGGCACTTACAGAACATTTTAAATTGTCTTAGGGTCCTCTATATATATACTGAAATCTTCGGCAGCAATTTGCTTTAATGTTTCTATATGCTCAACGAGTTCTGCATTACTTAGTTCCGCAACCGACTTTATCCGTGTATTGTACTTACCGGTATCTAAGTCCGCATTTTGTTCATACATGATAGGGGACATTTCACGCAATCTTTTCTCCGTTTGTTCATCGGTTAAACGCTCGCCATTTTCCCAAAACGCCGACTTAAAAGAAGGGACTACGCAATTAAAATAATACCCCTTTAAGGCGGCGGAGCTCCCTTTTGATGCTATATGGAAATTTGCAATAACTCTGCACCCCTTATGTAAGGCAAAGAAACTGTTTATTTCATCCATATACATTAAAAGACGGCCTTTATTATTTATTGTCCCCGTCAGACTGAAACACCTTTTTTTCATTCTCTAAAAGTATTTTCATCACTTTATTAAATGCCTCTCCGCCTACACTAAGAATAAATGTTCGGACTGTTTTAGGGTAGTTTGAAGTTTTATTCATAGTTTGTTCGTAGACCTCTATAAATTTTGTCTTATTCCAAACGCCATCATTTTTTAGCCTATCAATAGGATGCGAACGTAACCGGCCACATTTAAGCCCTCTCGCGTATTCCCTGATATAGTCCAATTCAGATAATAAACGCCCTAATTCATTCTTAAATACAACGGTTTGGAGTACATCGCTTATCGTCATTTCTTTTACTTTCATCTTATTTTCAATTCATTATTCATTTTCCGTATATTCTTCTATTATTAACTCATTCTGTCCGCGTTTAACCTCTTCAATAAAGCCCTGGAAGCCGTTCTCCTTTGCGATATTTATAATAGCCTGTAATCTGTTTTGCCCCAAACTTTCTCCGCGTGCAATCCGGAATACCTTAACCGTTGGGTTACTTGCTATAATCAATTTGGCCGCTACTTCCATTATTTGACTATCTGACACCTTACCGGCAATAAATGGCACGCCGTTTAACTCTAAACCTTCGTTAGTAAATGATAGGCCGGAAATAGGAAGTTTAGAATCTGATATTAAATTCTCTCGTTCTGAAGCTAATTTCTCTAATCTCTTTTCCATTGCATCAACATCCTTCGCAACGGAATCGCGTAGCCTTACCTTCTCTTTGTATTCGGATACAATACGACACTTTTTATTATATTCTTCTGCCGCCTTTAGACGTTCTGCGGTATCTAATTTTTCGGGATTGTCTTTTTCGTATTCTTCTAACCATTTATCAGCATTCGCCTTACGTATTTCTAAATCAACCCTTTCTTCCTCTATGCTTTTTAACTGATTCGCTTTGTCGGTTTCTACTTGTTTAGAATCCTCTGTTAACATGTCTTGCGCTTCCTTATACGCTTTCTCTGCTAAAGCCAATCTTTCTTCATACGCTTTACGAGCTTCTATTAAACGAGATTTTATATTTTCTATCTTGTTTAAATAATCCTTATCTACTTGCTTTATCCGTTCGGGGATAGCCGATAATTGTATTATACGCTGTTCACGACTGGCGCGTACTGTCTTAGCCTTTTCTATTAATTGCGCAGCGACTTGTTGCTCCTGCATCAATGTGGTTATATCTTTCGGAACTGTGAATTTTTCCACATCGCCGGACGATAAATTATTTTCGGCCTCTGCACATAACGCGTTATATTGCTTTAATTCACGATTTGAAAACAAACGTTTGTCTTTCAAATCTATTATCTCGGAATCTATTTCGGCTATCCTTTTACGCACTTTTTCCGGTAATAAGGACTTAACAACTTCTATTTGTTTCCGTCTCCCTTCTGCCGTTTCTGACCATCTCGAAAACTCTACTGCATCAAAATCGGTATAACCTAATATTTTCTGTAACATGCTTACATTATCAGAACGCATGCCACTACTCTTTTGAGTTATTGAAAGCGTTCCGCGTGGATTAGATTTAGTATAACGTAATTCAACCTTATACTCCTCGCCATCATCTCCGATAACCATTCGCGCAAAACCTTTATTTTCGCCATTCTTTAATACGGCATCTCGCGCTCCAGTAAGCAAAGCTCCAATCGCTTTTAAAACAGTACTTTTGCCTAACTCATTATCTCCTGTAATAAAATAGACATTACCTTCAAAATCGGCGTTAAACTCGCTAATAACTTGAAAATTTACAAGTTCTAATCTTTTAATTATCATACTCTCTTTTTTGTTTTAATACTAAGAATCCGCTTAGACGGTTGTTGAACTTTCAACAATGCAAAGATATAATTTGTATTTTAAATGCGCAAACTTTTTTTAGAAATTAAGATGTAATTAAAATAACTCCTTTTGCACTTTTTCCGGAATATTTTCTAAAACCCAATTTAATTTATTCTGTAACATATACCGGCCAAAGTGCATAATCAAAACGGCATCAGCATTCCACAAAGTAGGCGTTATATTCGGATATAATCTACCGGCTATTTCTTTATATCTCCGTTTCCGGTCTGATTTTTCTTCATGAAACCATTTTTTAATGATTCTAATTTTTAATTCACTTTGCCATTTTATCGGATGTACCATAACAAAAGGGATTCCGCACAATTCTATTAATATTTTTAGTTTCTCGTATTGTGCTAACATCTTTTGTATTCTATATAGTTTTCCCAAATTTAAACTATCTCCCGTTTGTTGTACAACATCGTCCGGCCTAACGTTTAATTTTTCAAGAAATATAATAGGGCAGCAAATACTCTTTATATAGCGCAAAAAATCCGTCAAATCTGACAGCTCTTTAGGCATCTTTAAAACATCAACTTTTTGCCCATAAACACGATACACCGCGATTCCACCATTAGCTCCGGGGTCTATCCCTATAATACAATTCACTTTCATACGTTTATATATTTATCTATCTGTATTTCATTCTTTACCATATAATCGAAAGCCTTTTTTATAGCTTTCAAACGAGCTATATTATGTGCTATCACGGTCAAATCATCAGCTTTTAAGCCTTTCTTCTGTACGTTCAACGCAGTATATTTATTAATCAGGCCGATAGAAACACGCCGCATATATTCATGATAGGCAGAAATTTCTTCCTTTTCCGTAACCTTAACACCATCAGCAAAACCGCAACGATATAACCAATCAAAACAAAGTCTTTCGCCAACTAATGACATTCTTAGACGACCAGTGTATTTATATTCCAAGAAATAAGCCCTATTCTTGTTTCGTGTAATCTGAATTTCTTTAATTGGGTCTATGATTGGAATTTCTTTTCGTTTTGCAATCTTATAAATCCTCTCAAAAGTTACATTTTGTCTTTTTATAAATGCGTTCAATACTTTGCCGAAATAATTCGCGTTAAATTGTTGATAGTGTCCACTATCCGCATTACCGGAACTGTTTCGCGGCAGATAATCATTCAACTCCCCAACGGATAAAAGTTCAAACGCAGTCATAACGTCAGATAGTGTAAGATATGAGTAATACTTCACGAGCATGGATAAAATGCGCGACTGTATATATTGCCAATCTGTTTCACTTTTTGGTATTACATACCCTACATCAATAGCAATCAACTTAAATATACGCGAAAAATTAGCGACTAAAACTTCCTGCGGCGTGCCTTTTATCTGTCTTTTGGTTGACGCTTTAAATATCTGATAGTCTATATCTGACAAATCTTCCCTTTTTATTTCTTTGAATAGTTCGCGACGCTTTATAATCGCTAAGGGTTGATGCTCTTTATATAATTCTATCTCTTTCATACTTATTCAAAATCTTCATTTAACACACCTAACAAATCGCCGTAAGATAGTCCGCTATTTCCAAGTATCACGCTTTTTTCCTCGCCTGAATCGGAAGTATATTTTATCTGGCCTCGCCTATAATCAGCCCTGATAATGTTTCGTGTTTGCGCTATCCAGTCTTTTTGCATACGTCCTTTGCTCGCGCTCCAATCTTTTACGACGTTGTAATAATACACTAAATCGACTTTTTCAAATTCCGGCGTATTGAAACACTCGCGGAATAATTCAAAATCAAAGAAACGGCTTTTTTCAAAAAGACATTTATTCTTTTCCGACGTTCCGCGTATTTTTTCTCCTTCCTCTTTTTGTGGTGTATCGCCAACGAAAGCAAAAAAGCCATTTTTTGCGTTATTTGATTTATTGTTATTATAGTCATTGTTACTAATAGTATACTTATATAAGGCGCGGACCGTTTTCGGTCCACTTTCGGACCGTTTTCGGTCTAACTCCGGACCGTTTTCGGTCTCTTCAGACCGTTTTCGGTCTAAATCCTGACCGTTTTCGGGTTCTTCAGACCGTTTTCGGTCTAAATCCTGACCGTTTTCGGGTTCTAATTTCCCATAGAGCCTGCATTTATCCGTAAATGCAATAACCTTTTTATTTCCTAACTTGCTAAGAATGAAATACCCCTTATCCGCAAGGGCTTTTAGGTTTTTCTGAACGCGTTTAGCACATCCAAATACTAAAGGAAAATCTTCTGATACTTTTTTCTCCGAATACCAGTAATACGTAACACCATCAATACAATAACTATTGCACCAACGAGGGAAAGTAAATACAACCGCCATACATGCGGCTTCCGTTAATGTTAAATCTTTCCTACATGCGAAATTTTGGTCTATTAATAAGCTATATTCCATATAATAAAAAAAATGCAGGGCTTTCGGCGTCCACTCCTACTCACCCGCATTTAATATTTTTCATTTAACGCTATAATGTGGACGGATTATAACGCCTTTTCTTTTGCAAATATACTATTTTTTATTTTATCGTCCAAAAACTTCTTTAAACTTTTCATCTAAAGCAGAAAGTATTCGCATCCTTATCGATGGGTCTTTATAACAGTCTGTAGAATAAAAACGAGATATTAAAGCCTTACGAGAACCGCAAAAACATCCACAAGTATAAAACGGCTCTATATTGGGATAATTATGTTTATACCATATATGATTTGTTCCGTTTGTTGCTACGTATGTTTTGGTAACTATAAATTCATATTTTATAGGCTTATATCCTTCACTATTCGGATTACCGGCCGCGCTACGTCTCACGCTCCAATGTGAATCCTTTGCCAATTCGGCCAACACGGCACCGGACGTATTCTGATTACCGGCCGCGCTACGTCTCACGCTCCAATCTGAATCCTTTGCCAATTCGGCCAACACGGCACCGGACGTATTCGGATTACCGGCCGCGCTACTTCTCACGTCGTTATCTGAATCCTTTGCCAATTCGGCCAACACGGCACCGGACGTATTCGGATTACCGGCCGCGCTACGTCTCACGCTCCAATCTGAATCCTTTGCCAATTCGGCCAACACGGCACCGGAAGTATTCGGATTACCGGCCGCGCTACTTCTCACGTCGTTATCTGAATCCTTTGCCAATTCGGCCAACACGGCACCGGGAGTATTCGGATTACCGGCCGCGCTACTTCTCACGTCTACACTATCATTTCTTAAAAACTCTTTTAATCCCATATTCATTTGTCTATTAATTTAAATGGTTTATATGATTCTTTTATTTTCTGTATATTTTCATCGCTTTCATTCGGAACTATTGAAACAACTGGGTACCGTGAATGACTATCAGGCTTTTGCGATATACAAAATTGCACATTCATATCCCATATAATCCCCCGAACAAATCCCCTTTCATATAACATAGCATCGAAAATATCGCGTATATTGGGGATAGTTGAGGCGGCTCCCTTTGTTACAAATGTCCAAACTCCGGCTACTCCCTTTATTAGAGGTATTATAAAAGTCATAGTTAGTGTTATATCCCACCCATTATCTCCCCGTCTTGTGCGTCTATTAGGATACTTTTTAGATACATTTTCCATTAAGTTGGGATATTCATTCACATTTAATGCTGTGTATTGCATACCGTCCCAAACATGGAACGTCTCGCCATCGCCATACGCTACACGTTCTCCTGCGTCGTTTCTATATTCATACGATTCATTACATACGTTTTGCGCTTCATCGTCCGGAAATATTATTTGTATAGTCTGCGGCCTATCTCCATATACTTTGTGAAATAGCCCTGCATATTTCCCCCTTGCTATAAAGTAATCCACACTTTGCGGCAGTCCTCTATCATTTTTCAAGCCTACACAAATAGACCCTATTCGAGGGAATATAAGTTTATTTGTTTTCGGAATCTGTTTTTTTATTCTCCCACTTACCATATACAACCCTTTCAAATAAAACATAAAAATAAGTCTTACTATATCCGTTATAATCAGTCTTCCGCATCGGGCATATCTGTTTTATATACCATCCATCCATACAGCTTGGATTAATTTCGTGTATATACTCAAAATATGAAACTTTTGTTTCACGATGCGGCATCAGTGAAAGTATATATCTTATTATCTTTCTCATATCTCTAAATTATCATTCAATAATTTTTTAATCACTTGTTTATTCTCTCTTTTTTTTGATTCTGCGGCCTTTTCTTCTTTTTTGCGTATGGTAGCTCCTTTTTTGGATTTTACCGCCGTAGAAGGCTTTTTTGTGCGTTTATTGGGCTTGTTCTCTTTTTCTTCATCATCTATATTAGAAATATTCTTTTCGGGTGCAATTTCTTTCTTATCTGATTTTTTGCTTTTCACTAAATCAGATAAAGTTAAGGAAGTTATATTTTCATTCAAATTAGAATCTGAATCCAAATCAATAACGCCACTAACGACCGTGAAAACATTGTCTTTCTTTTCGTTTTCAATAGAAGCCAATTCTAATAATGCCGGAATTTTCAAGGCGTTGGGGCTATCTGTTTGATTTTTCAAATTGTAAGTAGGATTTTTGCGCCAATCTTTCGGACTAAAATTATATACTCTTTCTATTGAAGTATCCGGATAATTTTCTTCCCACATTTTTTTATAGAAATGCGCTTGTATTTCGGCTTCCTCAGAAAAACCCTTCCGACCGCTTTTAAAGTCTACTATTGCGTTTATCCGTTCATTACTCCCTGGACGTACTAACATAGTACAAACTAAATCAATCATGCCAGCGTAACCGATTGGATGCGCTAAAGCAATCTCCACTGCTAACGGCTTTACATCATAATCCGTTATAAATTGGGCAAACGCTAACACATCTTTTTTAAGTTGGTCTGCATAATAAATAAAGTCGTTAGGAAGGCTTTTATTCTCTATATACGCTTTTAGTTTATCTTTTAAGCCGTCTAAATCATAAACACGGTTTATTAATAGTTCCTCAAACGCAGCGTGCATAAATGTACCATAGGCTGCGCGTTCGTCTCTATACCTTTCCGCTTCTTCTATACCTTTCTCCGCAATCCAATTAATCAGAAAAGGCGATTTAGGTAATGTTTGTGATAAAATCGTAGTTACAGAGGGATAAAATTTCGGGGTTCCTGTATCATCAAATAGATAATAATACCTTTGCCCGTTGCTATTGAGTTGAAACAGCTTGTATCCCGGCTCTATCAATGCAGTAGAATCGAAAAATAAAGCTTTCATTTCTTCCGCAGTAATACCCGGATAAATTTCAAATACTTCATCTTCATTTTGTTCTAATGAAAACGGCGACTTAATTTCTTTTTCTTTCATGATTATTTTTTATTTAGTTCGTTAATACATACAATCACAGTAATAATACATGGCAAGGCCAAAAATAATAAAGTCGGATTATAGAAAGACGTACAGATAAAAACAAGCCCAAATAAGCTAAACAGAATCAAAATAGCTTTTAATTGGAACTCATTAGATAAGGCATACTTAACCAATCTTTCTAATACAGACATAATACATGTTTTTTTCATTGTATATCCTCCTATTATTTTTTATTTGCCTTATAAAAGGCATCATATAAATTATTTATTATTTCAATATTTGATTTTGATTTAGAAACAATTACACACTTATTCCACCCATTATAAGATAATTCTATTTTGTATTTTATATTGTTTCTATCAAGGAAAGAAGATACTTTATTAATTTCCTCGCTATTATCTATTATATTACTGAAAGATAATCCGCGTGTCGTTAATACATTTGCAGAAAAGTCATACCCCAACATTATAGCAAGCTTCCATAGCTTTTTACGTATAAACCAAATCTCACCCATACAAGTACACTCATTTTCAGTGATATTTGGATTAAGAATATTAATTGTTTTCATATCAGTTATTTTTTAGTTTTCCGGAAACCCGTCCGGCCGGTTGTTGAACTTTCAACAATGCAAAGATATAATTTATATTTTAAACGCGCAAACTTTTTTTTTAGAAATATCTATTTCCTTTTTTTGTATCATAATTAATCGCCTTTCTCCTTAATCCGTTCCAAAACATCCCTATTAGCTTCTAATATTTCATCAAAAGAAGGAATAGGTTCATTGCATCTACTTAACAACTTATAAAATATTCGTTTTTTCTCAATATATTTAAATCCTTTGCGTCTAAGTCCTCGTTTTGTACGGGATACAACCAACTGATAAGAATTTACACCAATATAAATAAAATCAATATGATGTTTTTTAGCTTGCTTAAATGTCCACCAAATTTTCTCCTTACAATATCTATAACTGTCATTCTGTACACCTTCATAACCTTTACTCATTATAAAGTGTCCTATTTCGTTTGCTTCTTCTTCTGAATAAGCAATAGTAAATATATTCTTCATAATTTAAACAATTCTTTTTGTACATATACATCGCCGTTTTTCAGTCTCACTTCGCCCAGACATTCTTCTCGAAAGCGTTTTTCCTGCGCATCGAAATATTCTTTGTCTATCTCGGTTCCCCAAAAATCAAAGCCCATTTTGTAAGCGGCTATCCGGCTGCTTCCGCTACCCAAATGGGTATCGAGTATCTTATCACCGGGACGCGCAAACTGACGAAATAAATAGGAATATAATGATATCGGTTTTTGTGTAGGATGAAACTTTCCTCTGTCTACACCTCTATTGGAAATGGTTATATGTTTTGCAGGCTTATCAAAGGAAGTCCAAGCAAATTCACATTGAGAAAAGTTTTCCCATACCTGTTGTTTGTCCCAACACACAAAACACCGGGTCGGTGGTAATGGAAAATAATTACCACCCCATATTATCTGATTCCTGCTGACCCGAAAAAGTTCATCAAAATATTCTTGATTTGGACGGATATCCCATTTCTGAATATTTCCACGATTTAGACTTATATCTTTTAGTTTACCTCCTCCGTGTGTACTTTTCTTGTCCAGTCCGTATGGTGGATCTACTACAGCCAACTCAAAGAACTTGTCAGGAATAGATTTCATGTATTCCATGCAGTCCGTGTTATATACTTCACTTATCGGCATAATTCTATTGTTTTAAATATTTCATAGGCTACCTGCGGCACTATTGCATTCGGCGGCAAGGTCAAAACCACCGATTCCACTAAATAAACTCGCATGCGTCATTTATTCAAATCCGAAAAGGAAGTTCGGCGTACAATCGCATTCATGACAAATAATATTAATCCATTCCGGTTTAATTCTTTGCGTCTTTCCTCTGCATAAATTTGACATGTTTACGCGTTGCGTGTTTTCATTCGCGCCACTAAATAACTTTTTCGCGATTTCTTGTTTTAACACTTTCTTTCCGTTAGCCTCTGATTGGGCAATAGCTTCGTTTACTTTCAATCTCATTTCTATAAGTTTTAAAAAATTCTTGGTTTATCATTAATATATAGTCCGCAATTAGGGCACATTTTTTCTACCCATTTAGGCGGCTCTTCATCATCATATAAACTACATTCGTAATCCGTAACCTCCATAAAAGAACCGCATTCGGGGCAGTCTCCATCACCTAATAATGTTAGATTCATTAAGGCCATATAATCACTATATTTTATACGGCTTATTCCCATATCTTTAAACACATCTAATATATCTAATATCAATGTATCTAAATCTATACATTCTCGGAGAGTTTTACCGAAATAAAAAGAATCATTTATTAATATATCCCATTTCGGGCAATAATCAATAATAATACTTGATATTGTTTCCGGCGTTTTACTGGCTCTGCCTGCCAAATGCTTTAAATTCTTATCGTCTTTTACTTTCATTTCTCTCCCTTTCCTTTGACTATGCAAATTTAATATTTAAATATAACATGTGCAATTTTATTTTTAACCACTCGTATAAATATATAATTTTTATATTCATGATAGAGGATATATAATTTAATATAGTATCTTTGTGGCGTCTATAAAATGAAACTCTCTTTTTTCTTGGCTGATAGGTTTTTCTTTGTTGTTTACCTATCAGCCTTTTATTTGCCTTATTCCCATATCAGTTATTTTTGTTTTCCGGAAACCCGTCCGGCCGGTTGTTGTCTAACTTAGAAAGCTTTGGGCTTTATAGCTTCATTTAATCGGATACCGAACCCTCATTAAACCCTTCGGAGATACTGTCCATCTTTCTCCTCTTACGGCTTTCGCCTTATAACCGGTCGTTTTGGATACTCTTAGTTAACCGGTGGGGGCTTTCTTTGTTTGACACTACAAAGATAGTGCATTTATTTTAAACGCGCAAATTTTAGATTAAAAAAGAGGGGATTTTTTCAAAAAAAAATAAGTCATTAAAATAACACTTATTTCAGGCCGATTTCAAATTTAAGAGACTTTCTATGCGAGACAATGTATTCATATACCCTCAATAAGAAAAATGTCTTAGAATTGATTTTTTAAGGCCAAAATAAAAAGAGGGCGAAAAACCGCCCTCCACTAATACCTAAAAAACAGATGATGAAAAAACTCCTTAACTATTAACTAAGCACTACAAAAATATATTTATTTCCGGATAGATACAACTTCTACGCCTTTTATTTCTGTATATGGATTTTTAGAGACTATATTAAAGCTTCTTTCTTTTATCTTTTTTGTTTTCCATAAGACGCCTAAAAAACGCTTATATATAATAGTCTCGTACAATATTAAACTATCCCTTATTTGAATGTCTCCTATTAAGGTATCGTTATATACGCACGCCTCTATATTGGTCCATGAATCACGAAAAGATACACAAGGTATCGATTGGTAGGCCGTATCGCCTGGTATATATATAAGGCTATCTTTTACCTGTGCTCTAATCTTTATAATAGTTTCGGCTTGAATCTTACTAAAATTTTGTAGTTCCTCATTTTTCCGCTTTAGTTTGTTTATTAAGTCTGCATCTTCCTTCATGAACCTTTCGTAATCCTGAATGGAAAGCTCCAAAACCCCAACTTTTGCGGCGTTCAAACTATCTAAAGCCCGATAATACTTCACATCGTTCAATAATACCGCGTTATTACGTTTATAGGTGTCTCTATCGTGTTTTAGTTGGCTTACCCTTACATTAAGGAAATAAGCCACTAAAACAACAACTAAGACACCTAATATTATTATTATTTTCTTCATTCTTTAATCGTTTTACGTTGCAAGAACCTCCAGCACTTCCGACATATTAGCATCGACAATAAGGTTAATATACACTCCATTTTATAAACGTCTACTTCGATTCTTTTAAATAACTCTTCCATAACAAACACTTTTAATAGCTTCAAAAATCACTTTACTAACTCTATTCCGTCCGTCTTCCGACTGAATAAAAGCACAATCTTTGCGGGTATCAAAGAAGAAATTTTCCACTAACACCGCCGGGCATTTGGTGTGTTTTAATATATAAAATTGGCTTTCCTTGTCGGGGTCTCCGTCGCTTGTATCTTTGCGTATTTTCCAACCGTCCGGAGCAAATTCTTTTTCAGCCTCTTTATATAGTTCCGTTGCTATCAAATCGGCTTTTGTTTGGCCGACGGACGTATAAGCCTCCCAACCGGTGCCACCGCCTGCGTTTGCGTGTACGCTTATAAGAAAGCATTTACCGGAGGTCTCTGAATATATCGCGTTTGCACGCTTACAACGTGCCGACAAAGATACATCTTTTGTCTCCGGTACTAATATTCTATACTGAATGCCTTCTTCCTCTAACATCGAACTAACACGCTTGACTATATCACGGTTGAACTCCCATTCAAACAACTGCGTACCATCGTCCCAAACCGGCGAACGCTTACCGGCTGTATCAATACCGTGCCCGTTGTCTAAAATAATAACTTTACTCATTTTCTTTTTCTCCTTTCTTTTTATTGTTTTTGTCGGGGTCGTCCCCAAATTCTTTTTCCACTCTTTCAATTATCGGTTGCAAATGCGACGGCAAAGCCCTTGTAAATTCCAAACGGATAACATGGTAAATAATACGTAATGCCAAATTCCGGGGGTACGCAATAATCAGATTGCGGAACGCATTTTGCAAATAAACGTACATAAACACATAAGTAAGCGATTTAACAACTACAATTGCCGCTTGGTCGTCGCCGCAATTTTCCATAATGAAAAAAATCGCCTCCACAATAAACAAATACAAAAGTAATTCGCACAATGCGTTTTTAAACTTCCGGAACGAAAAGTTTTTGCATCGGACAATCGCCACGCCGTCCGCCCTCATTCCCGCCCAAATATTGAAAGCAAACATTACTACTAACGCATAAACAAAACCTATTGTCGGTGTCAAACACCCAAATAACGGGCTAACCGTGGAAATGGCAATTATACGCCATTGTTCCCAATTAAATAATCTTTCCATATTAAACTTTAATGATTATTCTACTACATTATAAATTTCATACCCGTAACCATGCCATGAAGGATTAACCGTTTCTAAATCTATTCTATTTAAAAAATTACTTGTATTACTTAAATACATATTCTCATATATTTCGTCTATATCTTCAATAGTCATAAATGCCCTTATAGAACCATATTCAGTCACATCTATATCTTCTATTATGGCTTTTGTATTTCTCCAATTAGGAGAATTAGGCATAATAGCGATTGGAATTTCCTTCAAGTCAAACATGCTTTGAAAAACTTTGGAATTAACTCCGTCTGTAATATAGAATTTTACTTTCCAATAATCGTTATATATTTTCCCCGTACCTATATTACCAAACGTCAAATGGATATGTAATTTAGTATTTATTTTCTTAGTGTAATTTTTATACACTGCCAACTTTGTTCCTATGTACTTAGAAACATTTCTAACCATATCTATTACATTAATATCATTTTCTGCATTTGTTTTATAAAACAAATTACTAACAAATAAATAATTACCTCTGTAACAACATATTTCAGAAACAAGTTTTCTAAATGATGGTTCCAAAGGAGAATAATTTTCGGGTGGTAAAAATTGATAGCATTCCAAATAAATGGGATATGTCTGATATTTCAGATAAAGTTCATTTGTGATAATTTTACCGATTTTATAGTTATCTATATATTCCCCGGTCGAATCTTTAAATATCCCCCAATTACCATTGATTAGGTATTTTTTATAATCTTCCGGAAAGTTCCCTAATATAGACGCAATTGGTTGTATTTTAATTTTTTCGGGGAATTTTTCTGTTAAATAATCAGATAATTCTATTAATCTATCAGCTAAAGGTACATTTTTTATGTCTGTTCCTTCTCCCCACACCCCAATTGTTCCTACTTTTATATAATCTATGTAATTGTATAGAGGTTTACCATTATCTAAAATTTTAGTTTTTAAAAATTCAGAAACTTCATCACATAATTCCTTATATAGTTCCAATGTTAAATTATCTCTCCAATCTAACATATACAATTTTATAGGTGCCCCCGTTCTATAATCAACTAAATCAATTAAATACGGCTTATACACGCCCTCGCCATCTTGTTGAGCCATTAATAAATCTTGGACCCATGTTGGATAAAAATAGTACGCATCGTTAACCGAATCATAATTTCCATTTGTTTCGGGTCGGCACGACGGGAATACCATTAAACCCGCTTTTAATTTAGGCTCTATCAAAGAATTTATTATTTCTATTATTTTATCTTCGTTAACAACATGTCTGTCTATTTGCGCATCTAACCAATATAAAGATTTATATGGAGATGAATATTTTTTATCAACATCAAAATTATATTTATTATCAACTAATAGGGTTTCGCCGATTTTAAGGGTTTGCAATCCGCTACCTACAGTTGGCACCCAACCATCTATTATTATATTGCTATATGGATATAATTCCTCATAATTATCTAAATAATCCTCTCCGATATTTAGGATAGGAGAAAAAGAGAATTTTTTATGTAAGGTTATCTCTTTTACGCTTTCTGATATTTCTATATATAAAATACCTTTTACAACTTTAAGATATTGAAAGCTTATCCATTCGTTAGATTTATACTTAACACCGTATTTGTTTCTATACTCAATATCAAAATTGATGCCTGTACCTGAAACGTTCTTTAGCGTAAAAAGAATGTCTTTAAATTCGCCTTTCTTATATAATGGCGAAATTTTAATATATTGGAAATAACTATCTATATAATCTAAATCCTCATAATCTATTATTATAAAACCGTCTCTTTTAATTAATGATGGTGCTACCTTTTTATTTAACAATGTTATTTGTTCAGATAATTGGTCATATACGTATTTTGTACTTTTAACCATATCTTCTCCATTATATATATAAATTTCATTGTTATATAAATATAACGCATCTAAAGGGGGTGTTTCTTCAAATAAAGAATTTATAGAAGAAACTAAAACTTTTATTAATTTATTGTTTCGATAATAATAATCTCCATCTTGAATGGTTGGCGGGTTACTTCCCAATGATGTTAACTTAATTATTTTATGCTCTATAACATTTGTATTATCTTGTATTTTTTGCTGCAAGGAATTATTTAAAACGGTAATATATAAAACTGCATTACCGCTAAACTTATTAGTAGACGGGGTACTAAAACCTATAAAAAATACCTCCTTTGAAAGAGTAAATGTATATTCTTTGTTACTTAGATACGTTTTACTCAAAACCGGATATGACTCATCCGAACTTTGTCCTTGAATATAGAAATAGGCATTTCCATCACAAATTAACTTAACTAAAAGACTATCGCCTTCTTTAAAATTATGATGTATAAGTTTAGCATATGAATTACTACCAATGTTTAAATTTACAGTTTTTGTCTTAAACATTGCTCCAAAAATTTTTGCACTCGTTGGAATCCCGGCATTATACTTTTTCCAACTACCTTTTTTATTTGTAAATATACATACTTCGTCTGTTAATTCTAACGCCCCGAAATTAACGTAAACTCCCGGTTGTGAGGCTAAATAAAAAACATTTTGTTGGGGCGTTCCGGGATTTGTTTCCGGTACTGCTATTCCTGCAAATGTTGAATTTTCTCCTACTATTGAAATAATAGACAATAAAGCGCTTTGCAATATTGCCCCGGTTATTTCTTGGTTCCCATTTGTTTTTATGACATCGGAAACCGCTTGTTTTAGTTGTTCGTAATTTCCCATAATAATCTAATTAATTGTTTTTAAAATCATTATTAAAATCGTCGTTAAAATCTCCTTTATTGCTTATAATATAGCCACGTCCTATTTTCTTCACGACGGTATTTGTTTTAAACTCAATTTCCACGCTCGCCAAATCCCCCTGCGTTTGCCATTTCGGGGTTATTAAAAACGTGTCGCAATCGTATTCCCTGCCGTATTTTATCAGGATTGCAAAGCATATAATGCCGATACTGCTATAAATCTAAAATATTCCCAATCCATTTTCATATTTCAGCATAATGTATATTATATTTGCCATTACTATTATATTTAATACATAACATTTCTCCTGTAAGAATGCTATTACTGTCAAAATTTGAAGATATACGACTTTCAAAACATAAACTCCATTCTGTATTATTTACATACATCATCCCAACTAAATGTAATGTAAAATATAAATTACTTATGTCTCGTATCATATTTTTTTTACCATCTCTAAAGTCTAATACATCTTGTATAGTTATTCCCGCAGTATTCATTTCATCCATATTCATCGTACTACCTGATTTTGCTTTAAAAGAATCAATATTGACCTTTAACAATGGATTATAAATATTTTGTATAGGCGCGTCGGTTGTTATGGCCATTGTCGTAAACTCGCTATTAGTAATAACCAATTTAATATAACGTCTTACTACCGAATAAGTTTCCGGATTGGTGTACATAGTAGAGAAAACCAACTCCCCGTTATCATTATTACCACCTTGGAAATTACCTACCGTTTTCAGATTCCATACGATTAAATCTTTTCGGTCGTTGTTTGATAGCACGCTTACAAATATCTTCCTATTATCACTTATAGGACCTTGTATTACGTCTATATAGGAGCCTCCAATCATAGATTCTATTTGTGAAGCTATGCTTATCGTTTTTGTTCCGAACTCATCAGATTGCGTAAATAAGTTATTAAGTACATATATATTCTTTGCTAAATTGTCAGCCTGTGTTGCAATCTCATTCATTTGGTCTAAGAATACAGTAGTAACCGACCAATTAGAGTAATCTATTCCTCCAGCTACATTTGTTCGTGTAGCCTTTAAAGATATTACCTTTCGCCCTGTGGCTATTCCGGTAAATTCCAGTACTTGTTGTCGTTGTAGGTTTGTTCTTGCCAACGTCATAGGCACAAGTTCATCACTACTATTAAAATAGAAGAAACATGTAATAGCATTCCTATATAGTACCAAAGCTATAAGCCTATCTAAAATAACTTTATCACTATCCGAAAGTGCGTTATTATTGGCCGGAATAGCTTGCATATACATCCTAAGTTCATAAGCTCTTTGTGCCCATGACCAAGTGCCTTCCGATTCAGTTCTAATTACTGATGCGTTAATAAATGAGCATGATGTAGTTTCGACTTTCTCCTGATATTCAAAATATTGTACTTTAGTTTCTCCGGCATCTGTGTACTGTGTTATACGCAACATGCGAGCTACCTGCGTATTTTGCACACGGTACGTGCCTACATAGATATGTAGACCGTCATCTATATTATTAAATACATTAAATTGGGCGTTTTTATTGAAATCGAAAGATTCATCTAATTGTTCTATTTCTACCCCTCCGCTATCCTTTAGAATATCCTGAATACTTTTAGCATTTGTAATATTTGTACCGCCATCGTACCCTCCGGCATCAATGAAATAGACTTTTCCGTTAGTTCCGTCTATAATCATAGCCGATTTACGCTTATCATTGCTTGAACCGATACCAAAATTAAACAGACCATTTGCGACCACTGCGTTATACTTACCGGCAACATGGCCGCCTACTTCTGCTGTCACTGTCCCCTGTCCTTCGGCATGAGCGTTCGCGGCACCGGCCGTTGTATCCTGTCCTTCGGCATGAGCGTTAATATATAATGCGCGTGTACTCGTGCCCTCCGCGTGGGAATAATCGCCGACCGCCTCCGTTTCTCGGCCTTCCGCATGAGAACTTAGACCACTTGCGTTAGTAAGTTGTCCTTCCGCGTGAGAATTCATTTTTGTTGCTTTTGTATTATAGCCTTCTGTGTGCGAATTTACACCACTTGCTACCGTTGAATTTCCTTCTGCATGCGAGTTAGAAGCAGTAGCATTAGTTAATTGTCCTTCCGCGTGGGAACAATCGCCTAAAGCTTGTGTGTCATCACCTTCCGCATGAGCTCCAATTCCGGACGCGGTGGTATGCTGTCCTTCTGCGTGACTTGCTACTCCTTTTGCTTGTGTGGTATTTCCTTCCGTGTGGGAATAATTGCCCGATGATTTCGTTTTTATGCCTTCCGCATGGCTATTATCGCCATCCGCTGTATTATTAGTATAATCATTAAACACTTCACCGTTTCCTTTAGAAACGCCTATAAAAATAGGTGTAAAATTCCATACTGTACCGTTTGTACTTGTTAATATACCAAGTTGATTAACAGTAATAGCAGTATTTCCCGAATTTTTAAAATTCGTATAGGTACCTACTTCTACAGTGATATAGAAAGAATTTCCTTCTACCACAACGGGAACCGTACTTTTTGTAGCAATGCCTAAAAATTGATACTCTGGCCCCAATGTGTCCACCATTGATAATAAAACCGTCTGAAGTACATTTCCGGTTATCTCATAATTGCCGTTTTCCTTGATAACAGCTTTTATACTCTCTTTGATTTGGTCGTATGCCATAACTTTAAAATTTAGAGGTTATTAAATTCGTTTTCGTTTGGTTTAATATTAAAGTCGTTATTAAAGTCGTTATTAAAGTCGCCACGAAAGACGCTACCTAATTTCTTAACAACTGTATTAGTTTGGAACTCAATTTCTACGGAGGCTAAATCGCCTTGCGTTTCCCATTTTGGCGTAAATAGGAACGTATCGCATTTATATAAACGTCCGAAACTATCCCTTATACTAATATGGTCACTTAACCGGATTAAACGCATAACATCGCAAAGGTATTCCGGCGCAAGGATATTAAACCGATATACTTTTTCCGAAAGTTGTTTAATCGGAAAGAAATAACCGTCCCTTTCTTCGCCTTCTTCCTCAAATGTATAATCCGGCTTTCCTATTTCAGTACAGAAATAAACGCGGTTCCTGAACGTCGGGTTTCTATATACAATTATGCCAGCGTCACAATATAGCGTATCATCATCGTACCACTCTATTGATAGATAATTTTCAGAATCATTTATTATCGTAAATATGTCCGAATACCATGTATTAACGCCATCATTTAAAACGGCATAATACATTCCTATCGGTATTTTTTCCTGCAAGGGGAAATAAGCCGGATACACAATAACCTCCATTTTATCGGTATTTTCCGGCTTTGCTAATTGTAAGCCAGTTTGAACCATTTGTTCCGTTATATCCAAAACGAAAACCCCGTCTTTAGTATATAACTTAACGTTAGGGTTAAATACCTCGTTTGGCTTCCTCAATATCTGAAAAGGTAAAAGACTATGCGCAGGAGTAAACAACGGGTATATATTCCCGTAAGCATAACTTTTCCGGCTGTTTTGTTTGTCTATATTGTCGTACCACGGCAATACACTCAAATTATTATTTTCGTTCATATCTCCTCCGTATTAAATTTTAATTCGGCTTCCGCTGACCTACTCGACAAATTTACAGATAATTTGCTAATCTGACCATTCCCGACAAATGTTTTTATAATTCCGTTCGGGTTTATATCATCTTGCCCAATAGGGAATACTACTTTTTGTTTTTTCTTTCGTTCTATTCCCTTAACCGTGATTTCTCTTTCGTTGATTCTCGCCCGACGCGCTGGTAAATCATATATCCAGTATGTAGGCTGTAAATTCACAAAAGCAAGAAAGCCGTTTTGAAGCTCTGAAATCACATTATCAAACATTAAACTAACAAATGGTACTTTATATTGCCCGTCTACTAAGTTAGCCGCAAATATTGCGAAGCCGTCTTGACTTATATTATCAGGATTGCAAAGCATATAATCTATATCGGAAGTAAAATTAGACACCGTTATATCTTCTTTCTTATCCGCTTCTACATACTTACTTAATATCTCTATCGGATACCCGTTAAAAACTTTAGTGCAGTCGTCCATCCAAGAAAATTCATACCGTGAAGACATTTCCGGCTTATCAAACTTATACGAAGATTGGCCGAACGCAATCGGTTTATAATTCCGCTTGTTGGCGATTTGCGTTAAATCTAAAACCATCTCCGGCGATAAAACGTAACTACCACCGTTTTTAAAGTATAAAATATGCTCTATTCTTAATTTATCGTCCTCTATAAACCAATACAATTTATACGTATTTGCTAACATAGACATAATTTGATGAAACGTAGTAGGTGCCTTTTGTGCCGGTGTATTATATATCCCGTTTATTATGTTAGATTTCGGCGTTATTAATAACGTCTGATTCGAGGTTCCTGTTATCGGGTTTGTCGCACCGTATAAAAATTCACTGTATTCACTCGTAGGCAAATGAGTAACGCCCGGCGCAATCTGACCCAACAAAACGGATATAACACTCCATAGTGGGAAATTGTCGGGCACTATATATTCTTTACGTCCGGACTTCTCGAAAATACTATCCCATACCGAAGAACTAAACCAAACGGATGTATTTAGCCATTTACTTCGCCCTAAAGGGTACATTTTGGCTAATGTAATAAGCACTGGAGGCGCGAAATATTGCCCCCATCCCGTTTTACCGTATTCCGTTGGCGTGTCTGAATAACGATTTGAGATATAAGCTATATCTACATCATACCCGATTGCATGAGTATAATTTTTATTATTCCCTACAAAATCATCCGTAGGAATCGGCTGCGTTGTATTGCCTGATATTGTTTCTACATCGCATATTAAACGGGCATATATACTATAAGAATACATATAGCCCTTTAATGTGCCTACCATTCCACTACCTTTTTCCGGCGTAAGCGTAAATTCTAAGGTATCTAATATTGGCGTACTGCCATGTATGTCTTTCTCAAAATAATATAGCCTCATATTATCCGTGGTTCGGACTAATGCTATTGCAACCCTATTAGTTAACGGTCCTATTTCGCTATATCGTATGTGCAACCGATAAGTATTCAAATAAGGGTGCGACAAATCACCTTCATAAAAAACCGGAGTCGCATCGTCAGGGTCTAATATCTGCATATTTCCGACATAATTACGGCCTAAATCTTCTAAAGCACCCCCTTCGGCGGACAAATCTATTTCTTTTAATAGCTGTGTGAAATAAAACCAATACTTATTTTTTAAATCGCTTCTATTGTCCACCGCCGTTAATACGTCCTGCTCCCACGACATCCCCGATATAAAACATGAAATCTTATCATCGCCGGGAAGGTAGACTTGAATAATCGGGCGTTTTGTGATAGTTAAGCTTTCGATTTCCGGCGTTAAGGGAATTAAATCGTATTCCTTCTCTAATCCGGCTAATATATCGTTATACTCATCGAATACATCGGGTTTAACCTCTACTGTCATATCGTCTAAACTTATGGTACAGTCGGTTTGCATGAATTTTCCCGACCAATATTTCTCCCAACTTAAACCCAAATCGTTAGATTTAATGATAGTGACATAATACACCGTAGAGAAATCACACGCCATTATAAATTTATAATCGTCAAAAGTATAAGTTAAGTTCCCGCTTAACTTTTTCCTATAAAATTGCTGCGAAGTCTCTAACTCATACTCTAAGCTTAAATCGTCTTTATATACCGGCTTTGTGTATTTGAATGATGCTTTTAAAACAGCCTTATTTCCGTCCCGTCTTTGCGATACAACTATGATTTGGCAGCCGTCCGGTACATCTACCGTTAAATCGAAATTGGCATCTGAAATGGAGGTGCCGCCCCCTTTCATAAACTTTTGTAGATGTACATCAAAATACATTGCATATCCTTGCCGGAAACGGTTATAAGAACCTATAATATTTATACGCATTCCGGCTGACACCGGAAAAACGTATAAATCGCTATTCATATCAGTAATTACGCTACCACTCGAATTTATAGAACTGTCTTTAATAACATATAACGGCTCCATTTCGGTTAATTCGGGGTTATATCCGTATTCTTGATAATCTACCGAAAGCAAGAATTTATATATAGGGTTTATCATCTTAATTTCCTTGTTAAGTTCTTATATTCAATTATAATTCTCCCGTCTTTATCTAAGTATGTACGCCTTTCGCCTTGTTTCTTTATTGCGTTTACGTCCCTTTCTAATTTGCTTAAATCCGCACCGGAACTGGCACCAATAGAAATCAGGTCTGCCCCTTTATATGCGTTTAGATACTTATGCGCAAACGTCCCGTTATTCATAGAGTTTATTACGTCCGGAATATATCGACGGAAACGGCGCGAATTTCGTTTGTTTATCACGGCAAAAAATTCGCCGCCTTCTGCCCTGCGTCGTGTACCATCCGGTTTTTGCCCTAAATCTATATCGTTTCCGGATTGATGGCTACCACCTTGCAAAAGTTCAACAGTTCCTTCGCCATACGTTTCAGTACCTGAATTTTTCGCCATTTGTGCAGCCTTTATCTTAGATGCAGCAAAGCTTCCCCACATTACAGCAATAGCCGGAATCGCGCCCCATATACCCAACTGCCGCCATATTAATGCGGTTGCCGTCACAAGCGAGCTAATTTGCTGTGCTGTGTCTATTGCTTGCTGTTGACGTTGTGCCTTTTGTTGCTCTTTCAAGGCTTTTTGTTCGTTCTTTTTGGCGTCTTCTAATTCTTTTTGTGCATAAGCTACATTTGATGCGTATCCGTTTGCCCTTGCTTGTAATTCGGCCTCTAATGCCGTTTGCGCGGATTCTACTTCCTTTTGTGCCGCTTCTACCGCCCTATTTGCCGCATCAACTTTAGCCTGCGCCAACGTATTCAACGCCTCTATGGCATAAGACACAGAAGTATTTATGGCTTCCTTTTGGTCATCATTCAGATTAAGCCCTAAAATACTATATATATCCTGCGTTTTATCTTTCTTTTTTGATTCCTCGATTTGCTGGTTTATTCGTTCTATTTGGTTTTCTATCGTTTGTACCTCAACATCAGACATTTTAACCGCTGCCTGCTGATTTAATTCTAAAATCTTATTTAGCCTGTCTTTTTCAGCTTGCAGCCGGAATTGTGTTTTCTTTTCTTCCGTTGTCTTTAGTAAATCAAACTCGCTTTGTGCAAGTGCCTGCCGTTGGTCAAAAATACGCAGTTCCGCTTGTATCTGTTTGTCGGCGTATTCCTGAATTAGTGCCGTTCTTTGTGTATCGAATCCGGCATTTATCGCGCCGGTATCTTGTCTCTGTCCGGCAGGCTTTTGTTGGTTTTGAAGTTGCGCTGTTTGGCGTTCATTTTCCAAAAGTTCTAACCTTAAAGCCTTTTCTTCCTGTGTACCCGCTTTAATGGCTTGTAGGCGCAATTCAATACTTTGCTTTTGTAGTTGCAATTCTTGCAACTGTCGCTGCTGCTCTATCTTTAGCAAATCATTCGTTAAACGTTGCTCCAGCACCAATATAGTAGCATTTATAGTTTCCTTTTCTGATTCTGTGATACTTTTTTCGGTCTCTAATTGGTGCGTTAAATCTTCTATTTGGCGTTTATATTGGTATTCTGTTTGCTTACGCCTTTTTTCCCATTCGTCGGCCTCTAATTGTAGCTGTGCATCTTGTAGTTTTCTTGTAGCCTCTAAATTTCTTTTATAGGCCGCCTCCACTTGCTTTGCTTGCTTATTCGTATCAGTACCGCCAGTTTTAACCGAGGGCGTTTTAGTCGTTACCGCAGCCGTCGTTTTCGTTGATGTGTCCGGCGTACCCACATTAACCGGAATGGTTAACGGTGGTATCTTCTTTTGCATCCGGTTTATGCCATTATTAAGGCTTTCAGCAACATCTTTTATCTCTTTATTGATTAGGTCGCTAAAGGCTGTCCCGAACTCCGTAAAGCCTTCCTTTACCCCGTCCCAATCTAAAGAGAATGCAGATTTGAATATTTTTCCGGCGGCTTGTATCATATCTATTAAAGCCCCGAAAAGATTCCCTATCGTGTTAAATACCGTCTTAAAGACTTCCGGAAGAGCCACTACAAACGCTCTAAATAGATTGCTTTCATTGTATAGCTCAATGAAATAATTTATCAAAGAAACGACACCTTTTATCAAGGCCGTTAAGCCCTGATTAATGAACACCTTTATAGAGGTTGTAAAGCCCTCAAAGCTGCCACCCGTAGCATCAAACAAACCTGCTAAAGCGTTTTGTAATTCAATCTCGCTTTGTAGTTGTTCTTCTTGCAACCGCCCTAATTCGCCGGCCTTGCTTTTTACCGTATCTAAATCGGTAGATATATCTTTTAATGTCCGAAGGTATTGTAACCCTGCATCCTCGCCGGGACCGCCGAAAATATCCGCTATTGCCGTTCCCACACTTTGGGCGCTGTCCGGCAATTCGGCCAACTTTGCGGAAACTTCCTGCATTACCTGAAACGTTGTCTTTGCGCCGGTCTGCAAGTCCTTTTGCACTTGTGTGGATGAAATGCCGATTCCATCAAGCGCGGCAGCGGTTGCCGTTGTCATTTCGCGTAACCGCAAATTACCCTCCTTTATAGCGTCTACTCCCTTATCAGAGAAAATACCGGCCTTATTGGTTTCGGCTACAATAGCTACAAACTGACTTGCGGATATTCCGGCCTCCTTAAAATACGCAGGATATTCTTTCAACGTATTTAAAAACTCGCCGTTTGCATCCCCACCCGCTATAAAACCGTCTTGTATTAATTGTATTGCTTCGTCTGCTGATATACCGAATTGTTTCGCTAAAGCATTTGCGGAAATAAGCGTTTCTTTGAAATCAGCGTTAAAAGTGTCGGCTACTGCTTGCACTTGATTTCGGAACGCCTTTAAATCATCGCCGCTTTTTCCCGTAAATTGTTGGGTTAATCTTGTAGCCTCTACTAATCCGGCGTTATAATCGTACCAAAACTTAAACGCCACACCGGCTCCGGCGATTCCGGCTATTGCTAAAAATACGGGATTTGTCATTAAAGACATTAGGGTATTTCCTAAAGCCTTTGCGCCGTCGGACATTGCGGCAAACACCTCCTTACTTTCATTGCCGCCACGGCCTAAAGCTAAAAGACTCTCCCCAAAAGCATTATTAAGCCCTAAAGCCTCTTTTAGCCTATCCGCATACGAAATAATTGCGTCGGAAGCCTCCGTATAATTACCAACGTTAAGATTGGTTTTGCCGGTGGACTTCTGATACTCATTCATAGCTTTATATAGTTCACGGGTTTTTGTTATAAGCCCCTCTTTTTCTTCGGCCTCCTCGCGTTCGGCCTTGGTCATATTGTTAAGGTAGATTTTATTCAATGAATACTGCGCCGACAAACGATTATAACTACCTTCTGCGGACTGATTCAGCTTTATAACAAGTTTGTTTATTTGGTTGGCTTCTGTCTTTGCGAGATTAAGCTCCGCAATTTTTTTAGCCGTTTCACTTTCAGCGAAAGCAAGTTCTTTTTGTGCTCTTGCTAACCGGTCTGCATCGTCCGCGCTCTTTTTCGTTTTCTTTCGTCCGTCTTCGGTCGCGCCGGATACCTTTTCTAATTCTTTGGTTAACTGTATTGCTTCAGTCCGGATATTCTTTAATGCGTTCGTATATGTATCCGAAAGTTCATCGAGTTGTTTTATAAGCTCTGTTATTGAATTGTCAGGGCTTACCAAATCGGAGTATTTAATTGCGTCGTTATCTGCCATGATTCTATAATTTTAATTTTGCTCAAATTTTAAATATAAGACGTGTTTTCATTAATAAGGTAGTATCACCCCACAACAAAGATAAAAACGCCCCTATCGCGATTATTTCGCCTTACTTCGGCGTTTTAAGTCTTTGACCATCTCCTTAATGTATTCAAAAGCGTTATAATATGCCAGTACTGACATATTTTTCGGGTCTGTATGTAAATGCTGCGACAACATTAAGCACATTTTTTCAAACTGTTTATCTTGCTCTATCTCTACACTATCGGAACCGGAAAACGATTTAGGATTAAAGTACGTTATTAACTCTGCCGTTATATCGTCTATTTCCTTTTCTCTCTCTGGCTTGCTTCCACCGTCTATAATGGTTTGTAGTATTAGAACTGTACGCCGCTTTAATTGGTCATAATATTCTTTTACCGTTGCATCATCGAATAAACGGGGGAAATATATTTGCAGCTCCCTATCTATTTTTTTTTTGACCGCTTCGATTGAGGCGGCTAAATCCTTATACGGGACATCGGCGAACATATCCACTATCTTTTTTAACCCCTCATCTGAAAGGTCGTCACATGGTTTGCCGTCTATGCTTTTAACCAATACGGCAAAGGCCAAATTTCGCGGCGATACGCCCGATTGAATAAAGTACACATTTTGGCGTATGTTTTCAAGCTCTGTAATAGCCTGCTTATTGTCATTCTTTGCCAAAAAGGCGGCAATACGCGAAATATGCCTATCAAAATCCGCTATATCCGAACCTATACCGGCATCGACTAAAAGCATTTTATTATACTTGTGGAATCGTGTAACCGGAAGATTTTCTATATCATCGTAAACCTCAATAGTTTTACCGGCTAATTTTAATGTTTTCATAACATTTTACGTGTTAATGCGGTTGAAAATACGGGGATTAAAAGGAAATAACCCTCCCCTAACATTATAGCAAATAAGACAGCGAAAAAACACCCCGTCCACCATGAGAGGCAGAGATTACACTGAAACATTTCACTAAAGAAATCATTTCCATGTACCTGCACATATTCAATAACACCCAATTTTTGCAAAAGCAAAAGAACAAAAGCGGCGGCAAACGCTACTAATAGCGTTACCACCGAAAACACACCTACAAACAAAAACAAATTTATCATAACTCTATATTATACATGTTTCAGTAACCTCCATAATGCCCTCAAATCTGAATCCCCCATAAGGAGCCATTAAAAACTGATTATCCACTTCATCCAACGAAAACCCCCTATATATGTTTTCTGCAAGCTCGTAGATTCTATTTATTTCTATCCGGCCATCCTTTAGCCAAAAACCGCCGTTTAAGACATCTAATATATCGCGCTTAATCCTTTCTTTGTTCCGCGTATTGGGGTCATTGAATACCGTGCGATAATCAAACCATACAATAAGGGAAAAAGGGCTTTTTAGCCCTATTGACTGTTTCGGTGTCCAATCTACCGTCTGCGGGTCGTCAATCCAAAAAAAGGAAAAGTTCCCTATTCCTGCATCAGGCGTTACTTCCTGATATTCATTTCCACCTATATAAATATTCGGTGTATATATCTTCTTTTGGTTTGCGCCGTATTTAACAAGCCTTTCCGCACGTCCGAAAGCCTTATCTAACCACCCCAAATTGTCCGTTAATCCGGTCTGAATGTTATTAATAACAACGTCTAATAATTCGGGTGCCTTAATTATTGGCGCTCTTGTATTATTTCCCATATATGTACTCCTTTGCTTTAGCTTTTAATTCGGGATATATATACTCCCAAATCAATATGATTTTATTTTCTTCCGTAAGTCCTAATATTTGCCGCCCGTAACGCTGTATTAAATCCTCTGTTTTCCAATCTGCCGCCTTTATCGTGAATTGTTGCGTATCGGCTTCCACATAAAAGGACTGCTCAAAGTCGCCCTCATCTCGCAATGTTACGCGGTTGTACGGTTGGCCTTTCTCCTTTTTAATTTCAATCGTTAAGGGGCTATAAGGTGCGTAATCCATGATATTCACGCCTAAGCGGTTTATACCCTGTTCATATAATTGGTCTTCGGAGTTCATATCTGTTATTACGTACTCGTTTTCCAATATTATAGACTGAATCAACCGCCCCGACTGGAGTAACTCGTTAAACTCTGTCACACGTTGGCGCAAATTATCAATTAGTTTCATACGGACTTATATCTCACCCCTCTATTATTGCAGGACAAACAAACGCGGTCCAACCCTTGCGTATCTAATTTTAATGCCTCATAGGCTTTTTTCAACTGATACCCCAAACCGCCCGGGCGAACCCCCGACGTATTCCCATCAAGTTCATACAGAATATCTGTACGCGTCGCATTTGATTGGTACCGATTAACTCGTACATTAGGATTCATAGCTAAAGCGCGTAAAGCTATTACGGCTACTTGCTTTTGGATTACGTCCTGGAATATCTGCCGTTGTGATATAATGAAGTCCGTTAAATCACAACCGACCGTTATTTCACAGTTTAACCCGTAATTCTGCGTGTTGGTGTACATTGTATATGCTATATCCCACAATTCCGGATATTCCGCGAATGTTTCCGGCGCATTGTACATAAACGGCGTAACTTGCAAATATTTCGTTAACTCTCGCCATACTTCCACCGACCCAATATTACAAGTTCCGCAAGGCTCACGGCTCCAGTCTTTAGATACGTTTATAGCTTCCATTCCTTGCGGTAATTCGTCCTGATTATAACAAAGGAACCAACTGCCACCGGAATTATTATCTTTGCTAATATACGGTAAAAAGCAGTCTTCCAAAGTAAACCATTGAAAGCCGCCGTTTTTTACCTGAAAATCTAAATCAAAAGTTTTTATCGGGTCTATTTGGGAAGAGTGGAAAAGATACATTTTTACTATGCCCGTTCCGCCGGTCATTTGCAACCCGATTTTTTCTATTTTGGCAGTCACACCTAAAGCCCGAACCGGAACGATTTCAAAGCCTACCAGTTTATGCGTATTTTGCAACGTTGCGCGAATACGGCCTGCACCATCAAAGAAAGTGCGTCTTTCTAATAGATTGCGCGTTTCCTTATCAAGCTGTTTTATTTGGGTAAATGTCTGAATTGCGGTTGCAATCCCGTTTCGTGTCATTCTTTCCAAAAAGTCCGTCAACATGTTGTACGGTTTCCAATATGGGTTCCCGTAATCCTCCCGGCTGTAATCATTATTAAAATCGCTCGCCGTCGGTTCCTCTCCGGTATTATCAATTCTCGCAATCCAAACAATATTGTTATGACGTACTTTTTGCCCTGCTTTGTATGGTAAAATCATGTTCCACTCCGGGTATTGTAGCCCCCAATCATCCGGCATAATCGCCGCCATATTATCCAACGTCAAAAGCGGGTGCGCACCTTGAAAATACAACCCGCTTTCCGTTTGCGTTAAATACGTGTCAATTGCTTTTGCCGGGTCAAAGGATTGCTCCCACCCGACGACGTGCAATAATGCGTCCTGTATTTCTTTAAGTCTATACATAAGCCCAAATATAACCGCCGCAAGTCTTTTTTATTCCCTTGCAACATTTAATAATATTACTATCATTCAAACCCGTTTCCCGTTGTGCATCTTTTACGGATAAAAATGTTTTTATTAAATCGCCACAAGCGGAATACATCGCAATTTCTTTCGCTCGTTGGTGCAATCCGCCTAATCGCCCCGTCATATATACGCCAATCTTTTTATGTAAGCGGGATTTTGTTATTGGATTATTACAATTTTCTTTTGCTGTCACCCAACGCAAGTTGTCCGCATGGTTATTGGCTCGGTCGCCGTCGATATGGTCAACACATGGTTTGTTTTCGGGATTGGGGACAAAAGCCGCCGCAACTAAACGATGAACGTTTATTGTTTTACGAATACCACCATTACATAACACTACAATGTTATAGCCCTGTTTATTTGGAACTATTTTAAGCAATTTTGTTTTATTGCGTATATTTCCGAAATTACTTATTTCGTAATTAGGGAAATCGTTTATTACTTTCCAATTCTCCATATCAATGAATTAAAAAGTGGACGGGGGATAACCACCCCGTCCCCTCGGTTTAACAATTCGTTATGCTCCGGCGTTATGCGCCCACACCTCAGGCGGTAAATTCCCCGGCGTTGGTTACATATACAGGCATGCCTAATGGCTGGTCTACTGGACGTGCGGCAATTTCGGCCTTTATAATCGGGTTTGCTACTTTTGCAGCATCGCTGTTATAAGCTACCAAGAAAGCCACATCTACACTAAAGCCGAAATATTCCTTAACGGCACACGTCAAATCGGCAGTAGCATCGCCAGCAATTTGCGACTGGTCACCGACCGCCGTATAATAGTGTGAGCCGACCGGAAGATTAATATACGGCAAACGTACAACATCCCATTCATGGAAATTAGCGCGTGTCCGGCGTAACGCTTCACGGTCTACGCGAGTAAGTACGCCTACATTTCCATCGGCAACAGCGTAGAACGTTCCGTTTTTGCCTTCTTCGTTCGTTACGTTGTTCGTGTAGTGCAGTACTTTGTTGTCGTACTCCATACGCTTATTGACGTCGTTATATACGCCGTGTTGTGCAAGTTTACGTACAAGTGAATCTACACCGGCATTCCCGATAATGTGGATATATTCGGGGTAACAGTTTGCACGCATAATCGGGTTAATGTCGCCCAAAATCTCCGTGGCCATTTGCGTAGGCACTTCGATTGTGTTTCCTGTAACCGTATAATTAAGCTTGTCTTTAAACACTTGCGTCTTTCCGGCTTCCAATGATGCAACGGCGGCCTTATCCAAAGCGTCAGCAAGTGCACGCGTTGTCTTTTCCATCTTACGGAAGAAATCGTGCTCATAGCTGATTTCGTTGTTCATATAAGCCGCCGGAACCATAGTAAATCCGATTGCGTATGTCGCCCAAACAATAGTATAAAGCGATGAAGTGTTTTCATCGTCTTGAATAACGCAGGAGCGAACGTTAGACACTTGTACATTTCCATCGTAATCAATTACGGGGATTTGTACGGTATTGCCAATAGAAGCGAATGCACGCTCACGCAATTTAGGCGAAATTATAGAGGTCGCCGAATCGGTTTGCTCTATAAAGAAATCAAGTGCGCCATACTCGCAGGGGCGGGTCATATTCCTATCAAATTCAGGGTTTTCTACCCGCCAATTTTGTAATCTTGTTGCTACTAAACTCATAATACTACTTTTTAAAATTGTTATCTAATAGGGTTGACCCGTTACCCTTGTTTGCTTTTTATGCCGTTTCCGGTAATGAAGAGATATTATTATCTTTCCATGCTTGCGTCATAGCCGCGTCAAAATCAGCCGAACCAATAGTTAAACCTTGTGCTAAAAGATTGTTTGTGATAGCCTCATACGCTTCATTACGGCTTTTAGCTCCGCTCACATCTAATACGGTCTGATTTCCCGTTCCACCCGTACCGCCATGAGTGCCACCACCACCGGCCTGCCGACCTTCGTCTAAAACGCCCATAGTTTTCAACTCTTTTTGTAACAAGTCAGAGGCTCCAAACGGATTTAATTGATTGTTAGGGTTTCGCATAATGGCTCCGGTTTCGTCCTTAAACGCCAAAATTTTGCCGCCCTTGCCATCGTCGATATATTCGGGATTCATGCCCTTTATTTTTTCTGTGGCCTGCTGCAAAATTACGCGTGTAACGGCTTCCGGAAGTCCGGCTTTAAACTTAATACTGCCTGCGGCAGTTTGTAACTCGCTATCGATTTTAATCGCAAACAGTTCCTTTTTGTGCGCCTCTTGAATATCCGTGTACTTTGTATTCAATTCGTTGTACTGTGTAGTAATGTTTGCTAAATCGGCTTTTGCTTGTTTTAAAGCCTTTGCGGTTTCGGCATCTGCTGCCCCATCTGCAATCGCTTTTTCAAGTCGCGTCTTTTCTTTTGTCAATGCGTCAATTTGCGATTTATAACCCGTTGCGGCTTCGGCATCGGCTTTCATTGCTGACATGACACGCTTTGCGTAGTCGTATGTTTTTTCCGTTCCATTCTTTGCGATTCCGGAAACGGTCAGAATGTCATTATCTAAAGCCCCGTATATTTCACCGGTTTTTTTCGCTATCACACTATTTTCGTCATTTTCCGACAAAGTTATGATAGCTTTAATTTGTTCTTCGGTTAATCCCGATAACTGTGCGTTTGCCGCTAAAATCTCTCTTGTTAACATAATCTTTCCCTTTGATTTAATTAAGTCCTACTGCCACCGGCTTACCGGTATTAACATCCATGATTGCAACAGAATACTTCGGGGATTCTGCCGCAGTGGTGTCTACCATATAGCCCAATACTTTACCGTGATTAACTTTGTTTGCAGCTTCTGTCGATACTACAATAACATCGGTAATTGTTCCCACCTTGATGCAATCAATAAGCTTTTGTTTTGTAGTTTCGTTCATCGCAGCTAAAGCTCCGGTAATCTCGATAATCAAGTTATCTTGCTGTGCAATCTGTGCCATATCACTATAATTTAAAAATTAAACTTCTGTTTTCTCACTGTTTTTAGGCCGACCAACACGCCGCGCAGTCTCTGTCTTTGCCGCGTTATTGTCTTTTTCCTCTTCTTCCGGCTCTTTTAATTTGCCTTCGGCCTTTAGTTCTTCCAATATTTGCGCTCTAATCGCTTGCCTTTCGGCCTCTTTTTCGGCTTCTGCTTTGGCTCGTTCTTCGGCGGCAATCCGTTCCCTATTGGCTTTTACAAATTGGTTAGGGTCGTGTAAAATATCAACGGTGTACCCCTGTTTGCGGAGGTTGTGTAGTCCGAACGTCTCAAAGAATTTCTTTCCGAAAACTTGGATACGCGGTTTTGATAGCCTTTCGCCGGTCTCCGGATTGAATTTCTTGATTTCAATCCTACAATGGTACATGTTTCTTTCGTTTGACGGACAAATAAAGTTTTCAGGCGTTACCTCCAATATCCCAACGTCCTTAATTCGTCCCGTTTCTGTTTTCACTTGCATAGTCATACATCTTTTTAGTTATTATATCTATTTTCTTACTAAACGGTATTAAGCTTCCAAACTCTAATACGTTTGTATTCTCACGTTCAAAGCGTCGTACAAAGTTAGCAAAATTTAATTTAACCCTTAAATCATCTTCGCTAATAAGTTGTTTTTCAAACAGTGTTAACGCTTCCTCACGTGTTAAATGCCTATACGGCTCCAATTCCGACAAAATAAGCATCCTTTGTAACTGTAAGGGGTCATTCCTATACTCTGTTTCGATTATCTGATTTTGTAACGCGTCTAACTCGCCTTCGCTCGCTCCGCTTTCCTTTGCCACCTTATAACGTTCCCTTAGTTCTGTGACATCATACAGATAAAATTCAGTACCTAAATTTACCTTTGCAGAAATAAACATATTTCCATAACGTAACCGGCATACCGTTTCATCAACAAACTGCTGCGCAGCCTCAAAACCTTTCTTTATCCGGTTTAAGATGGTGCTTTGGCTTTCAAAATTAGCCCTTATTTGCTGTTCGTTCAATGCGTCGCGGGTCGTTATTTCCTCATTTGTGCCGACAATAGCAGTAATTATATTCGTTCGGAGTCTCTCATCCTCACTTACGTTATAATCTAAACTATTACGGTCAACTGTCAGAATCTGCACGGGGTTTCTTAAATCCGGTTGGTTTTCGCCGTCCGGTATTGGTATCTCTACAAAAGAACCGGCACCTGCTATATGCTTATCGCCACATTTCGGGCAACGCATTAATAAACCGGCCATATCTAATTTGTAGTGCCCTTGTTTGTCCTTCAAGAAACCGCCGTCGCAATAGTCTCCGCTTTGGTCGTCCACAAAATCACAGTTTTGCTCATAGCCTGAATATATCGGATATGAACCGTATAAGTCTAAATGTCGCTTAGATATGTGGAAGAAAAGGTACCAATCTAAAGCCTCTAATTCCTTTGTTAACGGCGAAATCTTTATATCGGGGTCTGCTAAGTTTATAGATTCATTCCAAAAGAAACGAGCCGGGCAATACCCTAAATCATGCGCATTTTCAATTATCAAAGTTCCGATATTATTGTTTTTCCCTTCAAACACTCTATATCTTTCATCATCAATAACCGCAATACGTTCC